AGAAAACAAAGATTTCAAAGAAATGTATTTGTTTTATGAAGATATCGAAACCAAGTATTTCGATAATAAAGAAAACGCAAGACAATACGTTGATGGGATTGGTTCCATTTTAAAAAATCATATGGTAACATTACAAGAATTTTGTAATACTTTAGATAAGAAAATAGATATTAGTGACATCAATGAAAATGAGGTGTATGCTGCTCTTGACCATTTATGTGAAAGAGACATGTTAGGTAACGTAGAGAAGAAGGTTGCAGCTAAGAATAGACTTATGGAACATCTTACAACTAAAAGAGAACCGGTGGTATCTGAAGACACAACTTATACATCTAACGAGAATTTACTACACGCAGTGTTAGCAAATAACTTTAATGTATTATACAACAACAATCTAACTGAAGAACAAAAAGAAGAACTTAAATCAATTCTATCATTATCCAATGAAGAAATTGAAACTAAGACTGTAGATTTAAAAGAAAGTATTTTAAGTTCGGTGTCCACATTATTGAATGAGGCTAACGATTCCAATCTAACTAAAAAACTAAATGACGTTAAGGATGAAGTATCCCAAATGTCACCATCAAGGTATAATGTATATAGATTAACAGAATTGAAAAACGGTCTTATTTAAGACCGTTTTTTATTTGTTCAACGTATATTGCATTTAATACTTCTTTCCTTCTTACTACTGAAGGTTTAACAAATTCTTTCCTTTCTCTCAAATTTTGAATTTGTTTAGTTTTTTGAACTTTATTTTTATAGCTCTTTAAAGCTGTCTCAAGGTTTTTTTCCTTACTTAAATCGATAATAATCATTATATTCTAGTTTATTTATTAATATTTTTTTGATTTACCAAATATTTTGGTTATATTTTATGTATCACCATAATAAAATAAATATGAACAAAATTAATGAAAACAGGGAAATTTTTACCCTTGGGACACCATCATAACGTTAAAATAGGATATGGTACTGTGGATTACAAAAATCTAAAGACAATATACTTGAAATTTAACTCATGGTTACTTCCAAACAACGACACAACCGATTATGAATCTGTAATCGCAAAAACAAGAAGAACAATAAAATCGAGAATTTACGATTTAAACAATCAATACTTCAAAAGAGAATGTATTGTTGATTTAGATGTAAGAACCAAAGGAATTAAATTGGATAAAAAATCATTCATGAACTTAGAGATAACGTTTTATGTTGAAAAGACATTCGATATTAAATCAAAAGAAATTAAAAATTTAATGAAAGAAATATGTGAAACTATTATTGTTAATGATTTAAATGATAGGAATATATTTAATTTTTTCAAAAACAAAGATTAACTCTCGATATTGATGTATTTATAGTAATAAAAACTATAAATGAAGGTACTAGGAGCAAACGAAACGGGAAGAGGAATATTAATTGAATATGACGCTGGTCATGTATCTCCCGACGACAATAAGAAGATTATAGCAGAAATGAAGGATATGGACTTTTCACAAGACCTTATCCTTTATGCTGTTTTACAGAAGTACGACACACCAAATAAAAACGGGAGAATCTATCCCGAATCTCTTTTAAAGAGAGAAAACGACAAATACCAAACACTTATACAAAAAGGTGGTGCTCTTAACGAGTTAAACCACCCCTCATCTTCACTTATCGATTTAGATAGAGTTTCACATTCTATTTTAGAAACGTGGTGGGATGGTAGAATCCTTATGGGTAAGATAAAATTATTCACTTCTCCAGGTTGGAAGAAAATGGGTATAGTATCCACTAAGGGTGACCAAGCTGCAATGTTAATTATGAATGGGGCAACTTTGGGTATTTCCTCACGTGGTGTTGGTTCATTAAAGAGTATTAAAGGTCAAAATATCGTTCAAGAAGATTTTGAATTGGTATGTTTTGATTTAGTATCGTCTCCATCAACACCTGGAGCGTATGTTTTCCAAGATTTAGGTGATAGAGACAAATTCCAAGAATCTATTGATGAAGAACCTAAAGAAATGGATAAAATGAAATCACTAATGGGGAAACTTGATAGTTTTTTATCGAAATAGTAATTTTTATTAGTATATCGATATTGAAAACGAAATTTTCCATAAAACCGTAGTATTTATAAGATAACAAAACAAATAATTAGAATGAGTCAAAAATCCGTTTTAGAACAAGCGTTACTTCAAGTTAATACACTTGAAGAAGCCGTAAAGCAAAATGCAAAGGGTATACTTTCTTCAGTAATGAAGCAAGAACTAAATGATTTGCTTAAAGAACAAGCAGAAGACGAGGACCTACCAATGGTTCCTGATGAAGAAGAACAAGATGTTACAGGTGATGAACCTGGAGATGATGAAACTTCGATAAGCGACGAAACCGCAGATGACACCGATTCAGAAGATGAAGAGGCTCCATCTTTAGATGACGAAGCATCCGACGAAATGGCAGATGAACCAGCCGATGACGATTCAGAAGACGTACTTGATATGACTAGTGCATCTGATGAGGAAGTATTGAAAGTGTTTAAAGCTATGAAACCTGAAGATGGTATTGTTGTTAAAAAAGATGGTGACACTATTAGCTTCTCTGATGAAGATGATGAATACATCATCAAATTAGATTCAGAAGGATTCGACGATGAAATGGCAGAAGGTGATGTTGAAGCCCCTATGGCTGAAACTGACGGTATAATGCCAGATGATATCAACGAAGAGTTTGATGAAGAAGGTGACGAAACTATCTATGAAATCACACTTGACGAGGAAGAACCTGAATTATCTGATGAAGAAATTTCTGAAGAAGATGAAGAAGAAGAACCCGCTAAGGAAGTTGAGGCAACTGAAGCAGCAAGAACATTTGCAAACGACGCAAGAAAGCCGGCTACACAAGGTAAAAAATTCCAAGCTGGTCGTCATGAAATGAACGAAGAAGTTGAAAAGTTGAAGAAACAAAATTCTGAATACAAAAAAGCTTTAATTCTTTTCAAAGACAAACTTAACGAAGTTGCAGTATTCAACGCTAATTTAGCATACGCTACAAGATTGTTCACTGAACATTCAACAACAAAAAATGAGAAATTGAATATTTTGAAGAGATTTGATACAATTTCTACAATAAAAGAATCAAAAAATCTTTACTCTTCTATTAAATCTGAATTAGACACTAAAAAACCAATGACTGAGTCAGTAGTAGAAAAGTTAATTTCAACTCCAACAACATCTTCAACTGAAGTTTTATCTGAAGCGAAAGCTTACGAGAATCCACAGTTTAAGAGAATGAAGGATTTGATGAGTAAAATGAAATAAAATAATAAAAATAAAACCAAAAAACAAAATATTTTAAAATGGGAGCATTATTAGAATCAGGTATGGTCGGTAACATAGGTCTTAAGCACCTTAGAGTTATCAAAGAAGATACCATCAAAAAATGGGACGAATTAGGATTCTTAGAGGGTCTTGGTGGTCACCAAAAAGATAACATCGCGCAATTGTATGAAAACCAAGCGTCTTATTTAATCAACGAAGCAGCAGTTTCTGATGCTAGTGGTTCTTTCGAGACAGTAGTTTTCCCAATTATCCGTCGTGTGTTCTCTAAATTATTAGCTAACGATATCGTATCTGTACAAGCTATGAACTTACCAATCGGTAAATTATTCTACTTCATTCCTAAAATTCAGGAAAGAGATGGTGGAGACCATTACGCACCTTACGGTGGTAAAAATGGTGTTACATCAAACACTAACGTAGATAATGGATATGGTGCAAATTCAAGAAATCTTTATGACCGTTTCTACGAAGCGGGAGATGGTAACAGCCCTGATACAGGATTGTTCGATTACTCTAAAGGTTCTTATTCTGACGAAACATTAAACGCGGTTGCTGTTGTTGCATTCTCTAACGGAGTTGCTGGTGACGTTGCTGCAGGTGCATTAACTGGAACTTCACAATCTTCATTGGTTGTTAAATTCTCTGGTTTCACTAAAGATGGTCAAGGTAAATTAGTAGGACCAAACGGTTCTGTAATGGATACTGAAGAATTTTTAGCTTCAGCTGAAGTAATTTTCGGTGGTGAGTCTAAAAACTTTAACATCGTAACTCAAAAATACGGTAAAGGTATTATCGAGTACGGTAAAAAATCAACTTCTACTTACCCAGGTGGTAAATACAATGACCTTTGTGATGAAGAAGGTACAATCTACGTTAACGTTGATTTACAAACTTACAGTTCAACTGCAGGTTTTGCAAACGTAACTTTAGCTTCAGGTTTTACTCCAAGTAACATCTCATTGGCTTTCAGAGTTTACTCTGATATGGAATTTGAAGATAACATCGGTGAAGTTTCTTTTGATTTACAATCTGTAACTGTTTCTGTTACTGAAAGAAAATTAAGAGCTTCTTGGTCTCCTGAATTGGCTCAAGACGTTAGTGCATTCCACAACATCGATGCTGAAGCTGAATTAACAGCTTTATTATCT